TCTACAAGAAAACTTAAATTATTCAGCTGAGGGATTAAGAAAAATCTTTCCTTCTAGATTTGCAACAGTGGCTGCTGCTCAACCATACCATAGACAACCAGAAAAAATTGCCAATAAAATTTATTGCGATAGAATGGGTAATGGCCCAGAATCTTCAGGCGAAGGATATAAATTTCGTGGACGCGGAGCTATTCAGTTAACAGGCAAAGAAAATTATAGTAATTTTGCAAAATCAATTGGTAAATCTCTTGATGAAACAGTTGCTTATTGTGAAACATTAGAGGGAGCTATCTGTTCAGCGGCATGGTTCTGGACAACTCGTAAACTTAATGTGTGCGCTGATTGTGGTGACATTCTTTCTATGACCAAAAAAATAAATGGCGGCACTATTGGATTGGAAGATCGTAAGAAACATTACGAACATGCATTGTATGAAATTAAAAAGAGTTAATTATGGACGTTCAAATTCCAGCAAATTTTGATTATTTTGGTTTAATAGAAGAGGTTGGATTTCCAATTACTCTTGCTATGGTTTGCGGTTGGTTTATTATGCAGGCTATGGAATTGGTATTAGGCAGTGTTGTTAAATCAATTAAAAAATTAACAGGTTTAATTCGTTCAATGGATGGAAGAGTTCGTCAAATGAATACTGATGTATTAGAATTGGATGGATTAGTTTCTGGTTCGTTAATGGTTGACCCATTACCTGAAAATAGTTATTATACAATTAATCAGGAGGATAAATGAATCCGGAATATGTAAAATTTTTTACAGATGTATTGGCTCCGACATTAGCGAGTTGTGTTGCAGGAAGTTTTATTTTTACTGCATTAAAATTTGTATTAAAAGATGTTATTGCAGCAGTTCATATTTTAGCGATTAGCGTTAAAGCATTAGAAAATAGGGTTAGATCTAGTTCACACGAATTAATTAAAATAGATGTAACAATTTCTTCAGTTTTAGGTTTACGTCCAGATTTAGAACGTATTTCCAGAGCTGATGGAAAAAATGACGCAAGAAAAGATTAAAAGGAAAAAATTATGGGTGAAATAGGAGATTTAATATCTAAATACGGATTTCCAATTGTAGCAGCAGGTTACATGTTAAAGATGGTAAAATATGTTTGGTCATATACCATCGATGAAATTAATCCAGTATTAGGGGAAGCAAGTAAAGAGTTGATTGCTCTTATCGATCGTATTAGATTATTAGATAATGATTTACTACGTTTAACTGCTAAATTAAACACAGTTCTTCAAATGCGAGAACAGCAACAAGATCCAGTAGCAAAAAGAAATAATAGACAGAGATAATATATGAAAAAATATTTACAATTATTTTTCATTATGTGTTTTTCAGTAGGAGTTAATGCAACACCTATGACTTTTGAGTTTAAAGATCCATCATTTTCAGGAAATGGTTGGTCGGCTCAGGTTATAACTTTAGAACAAATTGAAGCGCAACGTAAACAAAAAATTAGAGACGATCAATCGGCAGCAATTGCTAAAGCCGAAGTTGCTGCAAATAATAGCAATTTATCTAAATTTTTAGTTAATGTTGAATCTAGAATTTATGCTCAATTATCAAAACAATTAACTGATCAACTGTTTTCTGATACAGGAGCAACATCAGGGACAATGGATTTTCAAGGAACATCAATTAATTGGATTAAAACAGCTAATGATGTTACATTAACAATTATGGAAACAAACGGTAATACAACAGATATTACTGTACCAATAGGACAATTCGGATTCTAATATGAAATATATTATTTTATCATTATTTTTATTACTTTCTGGTTGTTCACAACTTGCTCTAGAATTAGCAGCAGAAGAACCAGTTTCTGTTAAACCAAGAGCAAATCTATCAGAAAAACTTCCTTTTCTTGAAGGGGATTCAATTCCTATTTCTGTGTACGAATTTACCGATAAAACTGGGCAACGTAAACCGTCTGATAAATTAGCTCAATTATCAACAGCTGTTCCACAAGGCGCAGAATCTTTTGTCATTAAAGCTCTACAAGATTCAAAAAATTGGTTTAAAGTTGTTGAACGCGTCGGTTTAGATAGTTTAGTTAAAGAACGTCAATTAATTAGAAATCAAAGAGAAGTTTACGAAAAAACTGAAGCAAAACCATTAACTCCATTGATGGTTAGCGGATTAATAGTAACAGGAAGTATATCTGGTTACGATTCTGACATAAGATCTGGCGGTATTGGTTTACGATTATTTAAATTAGGTTTTACTGATGAATATCGTGTAGATAAAATTACTATTTCAATGAGAGTTATCTCAGTTGCAACTGGAGAAGTTTTGTTATCGGTAATAACAACAAAAACAATTTATAGTTTTGCCTCAGGTGGCGGAGCTATGATGTTTATTGGAACTGGTAATGTAACTGCTCTTGAAGCGGAAGTTGGTGATGCTGTTAATGAACCAATCACCGAAGGAGTTAGAGTTGCTATTGAAGATAGTGTTTATTCTATGATACTTGAGGGTGAAAAGAAAGGTCTCTGGAAATTTAAAAAAGAAATGCAACCATTCCGCATATAAAGGAAAAATAAATGAAAAAAATACAAATATATTTAATTATGTTTGTTATGCTTTTTGCTAAATCTGTATTAGCTAGTGACGTTTTTATTGAACAAATTGGAAGTTCTTCTGAAATTAAAGTAACTCAGCAAGGAACTTCGAATAGAATAGGTAGTTCTTTAACTCCTTCGTTTTTTGGTGGAGATAGTAGTAAATTTACAATTGAACAAGTTGGCGCTGTTAATGAATTGGATTTATTAATTAATGGTAACAATACAAATGTAACATTAGAAACATATGGTGCTGGTAATATCGAAAGTATTATTTGCGGAAGTAAAACTACACCAAATTCGTGCGATAGTTCTACAATTGATTATACAATATCAGGTAATAATAATAAAATTACTACAAATTTAGGAGCTGCTGATAAATCTGCTACAAGTAAAATGAATATTTCCGGTAATAATAATATTGTTACTCATACAGGGACTCATACAAGTACTCTTGGTAGTAAAATATCGGCAGATTTAACTCTTATCGGAAATTCAAATAAAATTGATATGACTCAATCAGGAAGTTTGGATGAAAACATTAAAGTCACCAGCACAGGCAACAACAATAACATTAGCATTACTCAGTCTTCTGTTATTACTTTACTCGCCCCGTAGTTTTGGAGCAATTGGTAAAGTTTCTGAACAAACTGGAGTAGCTGAAATACAGCGAAATAAACAATCGCTACCAAGTGCTGTTAATACAGAAATTGAATCTATGGATGTCGTGGTTACTGCAAAAGGTAAACTCGACATTACTTTTAATGATAATACCAAAGTTTCCGTTGGCGAACAAAGTAAACTTGTAATTGACGATTTTGTTTATGACGCTAAAAAATCCACAGGAAAACTTGGATTAAAAATTGCATTAGGAACTGTTCGTTATGCCTCTGGGCAAATAGCAAAACATAATCCACAAAATGTTGGAATACAAACTCCAACGGCTACCGTTGCTGTTCGTGGTACAGATTTTTCTACAACAGTAGATGAATTAGGTCAAAGTACATTTATTCTGTTACCAAGTTGCGATTTATCTGGTTGCGTAACAGGAGCTATTGAAGTTTCTACAGATGCAGGTTTTGTTTTATTAAACCAAGCATTTCAATCAACTACTGTTTCTGATAAAACAAATTCTCCATCAAAACCAACTATAATTAATATTGATCCATTAAATATTAACAATAGCTTAATTGTATCTTCTCCAGTAAAAGCCGCTGACACAACAGTAACAGTTCAACAAATAAAAACTGGATTAGATGTTAATTTTCTTGATCAAGATTTTTTAACGTACAAACAATTAAGTATCAATTTATTAGATGTAAAAACTGATTTAGATAAAAATAAATTAGATGAAAAATTATTAACAAATGTATTAGACGAACCGATTGATGATATTAGTGATATGCTACCTGGATATGATGAAAAAACAAATTTAAAATATAATACAAATGGAAAAGCATTAGTTCTTGATAAAGAAGCAACCAAAAATAAATTTCAATTAAAAGTAGATAAAAATGCAGATGCAACTTTAAAATTAAATCAAGAAGGAACTGTTTTAACTCAAAATATTAACATGGGCACAACCACGAAAATAGATATTACACAAAAATAATATATGGATAAAAAATACCAAAGCATTTTTATTAGCGATATACATTTAGGAACAAAAGATTCTAAAGCAATTGAATTAATTGATTTTTTAAAAAATAATACTTGCAATAAATTGTATCTTGTTGGAGATATAATTGATGGATGGAAAATACAACAAAATAAACTTAAATGGAAACCTAGTCATACAAAATTAATTCATAAATTTTTATCTTTATCGAGGAAAGGAACTGAGGTAATATACATAACAGGGAATCATGATGAATTTATTAGACCAATGGTTAATCTTAACGTCACCTTTGGTAAAATTTCAATTCATAATCAATATGAACATAATGGAATTAATGGTAAACGCTATTTGGTAACTCATGGAGATTTATTTGATGGAATTACTAGGCTTGCTCCATGGTTAAGTTTTCTTGGAGATAAAGGCTATGATTTAATTTTATCATTAAATAATAAATTTAATTGGGTACGACATAAATTGGGATTTGGTTATTGGAGCCTAAGTAAATATTTAAAACATAAAGTTAAAAAAGCTGTCGATTTTATGTTCCAGTTCGAAATAAATTTAACAGACTATTGCAAAAAACGTGGATATGCTGGTGTTATTTGCGGACACATTCATCACGCGGAAATAAAAGAAATTAATGGTGTAACATATATGAATGATGGAGATTGGGTAGAATCATTAACGGCTTTAGTCGAACATCATGATGGTAGATGGGAAATTATAACATATAGTAAGGAGGAATAATGTATATTTTAGTGGCATTACAAGCAGTAGCAGCATTAGGAACTAGTCTTTTTTGGCAACCAATTGGCGATTTTAGTTCGTATGAATCTTGTAAAGTGGCAATGGAACAATTACATAAATCAAAAGAGCATAGAGAAGGTGAAATGTATGTTTGCCTAAAAAAATAATATGAAAAAAACTATCTTAATAATAACAGACAATTTACCGAACCAAATTAATGGCGTGGTAACTACATTTAATAATTTAAAACTTGTTGGCGAACAAGAGGAGTTTACTTTTGAATTTATAACTCCTCTAGATTTTAAACATATTAATATGCCAAAATATCCAGAAGTTAAATTAAGTTTTCCTTTTGGATTAACTAAGAAAATTAAAAAAATAAATCCAGATTTTATTCATATAGCAACAGAAGGTACTATTGGAATTGCAGCTAAATTGGCGTGTAAGAAAAATAAATGGAAATATAACACGAGTTATCACACGAATTTCCCAGAATTCGCTAAAAAGATTTACGGAATGCCAGAAAAAATTACATACAAATTTTTACGTTGGTTTCATAATCGTTCTTATAAAGTTTTAACAACAACCAATACTATGGTTCAAGAATTAAAATCTAATGGATTTAAATGTGATGTTATTTCATGGACTAGAGGTATTAATAGAGAAGAATTAACTCCAACTAAACCAAAAGAAAATAGAGAACAAATTATATTGTTATCTGTTGGTAGGGTTTCTAAAGAAAAAAATTTAGATGTATTATGTCAACTATCAACTAATCCGCAATATCACATTCAAATTGTCGGAGATGGTCCATATAGAAAAAAACTTGAAAAAAAATACCCATTGGTAGAATTTGTTGGTTATAAATCTGGATCAGAATTAGCCGATTATTATGTTAATGCTGATGTATTTTGCTTTCCAAGTAAAACCGATACATTTGGAATTGTAATGATTGAAGCAATGTCATTGGGATGCCCTGTAGCTGGATATCCAGTTGCTGGTCCAATTGATGTTATTGAATCTGATGTTAATGGTTACATGGATGAAAATTTTGAAAACGCTATATTAAAATGTTTATCTCTTGATAGACATAAAGTTTATGTTAGCTCATTCAAATGGACTTGGGAAAATTGCTGGAAAATATTTAAAGAAAATCTTGTTCATAAATAATGTTTTAATCTAACTTGAGGTAATAATGAAAAAAATTGTTTTAGCTTTATGTCTTTTATTTTCTACAGCTGTTTTTGCAAATCCAATCGATGATAAATGTTCGCAATTAACTGTAAATGGGTCTCCTATATATCAATCGCGTCAAGGCGATCAAGAAATATGTCATGCAAATTATGCTGTAATCCATAGATGCGATGTTAAAGCTCCTATTGCGGTATTTGAACACTTAACTTCCGAAGATATATCTGGTCCAGCTAAACGTAAAGATAATTTTCATGCGGATCCATCTGTTTCTCCACAATGTTCTGCAACATTAGCTGATTATGCTACTGTTGGAAAGATTTACGATAGGGGTCATTTATCCCCAGCTGGAAATAATACTCAAAATACTGATATTATGGGGGAAAGTTTTGATTTAAGTAATATGGTTGCTCAAGTAGCTAATAACAATAGGGGAATTTGGAAACAGTTAGAAACAAAAGAACGTGATATGATTTCTACTCCAGGAACGGATTATTATATTATATCTGGAGGAATTTTTGATGAAGGGCATAAAGTAACGGGTAATGGATTAGGTATTCCAACTAGATTATATAAAATAATTATTGAAAAAAATACTATGACTATTCAAGCATATTTAATGCCAAATGCAGCATTACCTGTTGCAGATTTACCGAAATATCAAGTATCGCTTGATGAAGTTGAAAAAGCAACACAAATAAATTTTAAATTATTTAAATGATTTTATAAATAAAAAGGTAGTCGCGGATCCCCCGATCCCACTACCTCTAAACATTTCTTACTACAACCAGGAGGCTGTAAATGTTCAGTAATAATACTTATATTAATATTATATCAGAATTGTCAATTAATTCTAAAGGTTATACAAAATATTTAAAATGGTATATTTCAATTATAGAAAAAGCCAAAATTAGAGAATTAATCGGATATAAAGAAAAACATCATATTGTTCCAAAATGTTTATTTAATTCAAACAATAAAGATTTAAATAATCTTTTGTATGAATCATCAGAACACATAGATAATTTTATAAATTTAACTGCAGAAGAACATCAAACTGTACATTTATTATTAACTAAAATGTTTTCTAAAAACTTTAGCAAATACAATTCATTAGTTTATGCAGCTAATATGATGTCAACTTCTTCTAATGGAAGAAGATTAACTAATAAATGTTATGGATGGGTAAAACGAGCTTTATCCGAAACAACTAAAACTATTAACGAAGAAAAAATTAAAAATGGTACGCATTTATTTTTAAACAGTGAATTTCAAAGTTGGATTAGTAAAAAAAGAGTTTATGATGGAACGCATAATTTATTAGGCGGTAATATACAACGAAAATCAAATCAACAAAGATTAGAAAACGGAACGCATCATTTTTTAACAGATAATCCCAATAATAAAAGAATTGCTAATGGGACGCATAATTTTTCCGGAGGAGAATTTGTAAAAAGCCGAGCGGATCGCGCAATATACAAAGAAGTAAAAGAATTATATAAAATACATAATTTAAAAATTCCTAAAAATACTTTTATGCGATCAGATGAATATTTAAAAAATATAAAACAGGAATTGTTATCCATATGAAGATTGGTTCTAAATTAAAAGCATTATTAAGTCCTTATTGGGCAATATTAACCCTTTTGATTGTAATATGTATACGAATAGATGATCCATACTTTGTGTCTTCCACCCGATTAAAATATTTCGATACATTAATTACATCTAAAGCTCCAACAGAAAATAATGTTTATACAGTTAACATTGATGAAGCAGCATTAGATAAGTATGGTCAATGGCCATTTAAACGCGATTTTTATGCAGATACAATTGAAACATTATATTTACATAATGCAGGATTAGTTGTATTTAATGTTTTAATGAGCGAAACTGACCGTTTAGGCGGAGATGATAAATTAGAACAAACTTTAAAAGTATTACCTGTTATTTTACCCAGTGTTCCTGCTGGTAAAACTAAAAATACTCCAAAGAATCCTGGATCGGTAATTTTAAATCCAGAATATCAAGATAAAATAGTTAGCTATCCTGGAATTATTTCCAATATTTCTGCATTAGAAAATAGTTCTGCTGGTGTTGGAACTGTTAATACGCTACCGGAAATTGATGGAGTTAATCGCAGAGTTCCATTACTAACATCAGTTAACAATGTATTGTATCCAGCATTAAGTTTAGAAACGTTACGAGTTCTTGCACAGGATACAACATTCCAAGTAAAATTAAATGAATTGGGTGTAGAAAAACTGCGCATTCCACAATTTGGTCCAGTTACAACAGATAGTCTAGGTAGAATCTGGATTGATTGGAGTCAAAAAAATCAAGCAGTAAGCATTACTGATATTCCTGCTGATTTTGGTAGAGCTGTGGTTATTGTTGGAACAACTGCTGCTGGTATTGCAAATCCATTATCAACACCAATTGGAGCGGTTTATCCGCAAGATGTACAGGCGGCTGTTATTTCTACTATGATTAATGGCGTAGTTATAGAACGTCCTGATTGGACAGATATGGCTGAAGCATTGGTTATATTCTTAGGAGGAGCCTTAGTTGTCGTTGGATCGCGCTGGACGTATGCATTTGTTCCGGTAATACTAACGTTAGGTGCAAGTCATTTCGCAGCTGCATGGGTCTTTAAGAGCTATAATATGCTCATTGACATTACAGCTTTTGTAATTGGAATTGCATTAGTTTACGGGCATGCATATACCGTTAAATTTCTTTCTGAATATTTACAAAAAGAGCAAATTAAAAAACAATTTGGCGGATACGTTTCCCCTGTAATGGTTGAAAGATTACAAAAAAATCCAGATTTAATTAAATTAGGCGGAGAAAGAAAATTAATCTCCTCTGTTATGACGGATCTTCGCGGATTTACTACTTTAGGCGAATCATATGGTGATGATGTTGAGGGTTTAACTCAAATCATGAACGATTATATGACTGCTATTTCTGAACCTGTATTAAAAAATGATGGATGTATTATTAAATTTATTGGCGATGCAAGTTTACACATTCATGGTGCTCCATTAGATGATGAAAATCATGCGAAAGTTGCTGTTCAAACTGGATTAGAAATGGTTGAGGCTGTTACTCAATTTAATAAACAGTTAATTTCTCTGGGTAAACCTCCAGTTGGTATGGGTGTTGGTGTAAATTCTGGACCAATTTTAGTAGGTAACATTGGATCGAAATATAGATTCGGTTATGATGTACTAGGAGATACTGTATCATTAACTTCTAGATTAGAAGGGCAAACAAAAGGATATGGCGTGTTACTAATCCTTGGGGAAACAACAGCTGAATTAGTTAAAGATGATTTTAAATTAGCAGAATTGGATTGCATTGCAGTTAAGGGTAAACATATTGGTGTAAAAATGTTTACAGTAGCCGAAACTTTACCTGCGCATCAACAATATTTGAATGCATATTATGCAGGAGATTGGGGATCTGCTAGAGTTATATGTAAACATTTAGCTGAACAACCTGGACCTCTACAACATTATTATGAATTAATGCTAGAAAGAATCTCAGGCGAATGTCCAGCTAACTGGGATGGTGTATTCCACGCCCTCTCCAAGTAATTAACAACCTGTATAAACGTTGTTAAACTCGATAATAGAATCTGAAATTTCTTGATATGTTTGATAGAAAATATCCGGTTTACAGGCATAAAATTCACCCTGTACACCTCGAATAATATAGTCACCTTCGGTAGCTATATGTTTGACCTGATAGGAATCCTGGCCATCCTCTAGGGTTCCAATCTGCAACCATCCTTTGGCATCAGGATGCCTATCCTTGCCATAGGCTATGAATTCGCCTCCAAGCCAATCTTTTAGTTCCTGAATACACTTATTGTTATATTCAAATTTAATCGCCTCAATGGTCACTGGGCGTTTCATATATTGTTTAATCATCTTCGAACACCGCTACGACTTCATCTTCTGAAACAACCCATAACTCTCCAGAAACATTTTTTGCTTTATTCCAATTCAAAAGAATAATGTCGCCCAATTTAAGTAATGTAACATCATGACCTAAGTTCATGACTTTTCCTTTTGTATTATCTTCAGAGTTAACGCCATAAATTAAACCCTGATATTCCGCTTTTTGTTTTAAAACAAGAACGTTTTTTCCCAATACTTGCATAATATTTTCCTATAGTTAATAAAAGGGGATGTTTCCATCCCCAAGCCGTTCTGTTTCCAAGTGGCTTAATCTCAGGCAATAGCTATCAAGCAGCTAAAGCCAAGTTGTAAACGTCATCGTTTGCATTTACTTTGTTTTATGCTGATTACGTCAGTCATCTCTCGTGTTGCCTTCTCTACTATCTCACCTGATCGAAACCATGACAGCCCCATCAAAAACATACTATTTGAGTCTTTAAACTCGATCACCATTCAGTAGATTACCGCGAATAGTCTACCTTCTGAGTCTAATATGTTTATGGTGGAGCTGGAGGGATTCGAACCCTCGTCTCAGATGCCTTCATTTTGAAGGAGTTACAACAATTCAGTTACTTTCCTGAGAAAGTTTACACAGTTTACGCTTTAATAATAAAAGTTCAATAGTATTATCAAGCGTTTTTCTATAATTTAATATTTCTACTTTTTTCTTTAGTGAAAGATTATTAAAGTTTCTTCTTGTTACTGGCCAAATCTCACCATTCATCTAGGTTTTCCTAGATTTAGCAGTACAACCAAAAAGAAAACAATTAATGCTAATTCAGAAATTTTAATCGCTATAGCTGGAACTGCCATTAATAATAAAAAAAATAATACAACGCCTAATATAAATTTTTCAATAAGTTTCATAATTAACTTGGATATAGTAACATTAATGCATCGAGAACAATGTCATGAATTGGATTGTGTTTAATAACTACGTTTCTGTCCCATGTTCCAGGATAAGTTTCTGGATTAATATCACAATAACCGCGAGTGGATTTAGTAGCAGCCAAATCAACATATGTTCTCATATCTCGATAATTTGAATATTGCATAATTGGCTCATCGCCAGTTGCTTTACATAAACTATCTATAACAACCTGATCCAAACTGCCTCGAGTCCAGATTAACGTAGTTTTTGGGTCGCAATGAGAAGCAATATAATTTCTAATACAAGCAATTGCTTGTTTAGCTGGTAAATCTTTTTCACTTGGATAAAAACTTTGTTTCTTAGCTAAATCACATTGTTTATTCCACCAAGTAATGGTATCTTTTTCGGTAACGCGATTGTATTGTTTAACTTGTTCTTTTACATTAAATTTAACAAACAAGGTATTTGCATATAACGATTCCCATGTATTTTTTTCAGCGGGATTTAAATAAACAATAGCAGCAGATAAAATAACTGAATTAGATTCAGCTCCAAGCGTTTCTACATCATAGACCAACATAATAACTCCAGAAATTAAACACTATTATTTTTTTGTAATCTCGCTAAATCTCCATCCATCATAGAAAGTTTTTTAGTTCGTTGCGTATCTTTAATTAATTCGTTAATTAACAGAGAAGATAATTTAATCAATTCTTTTGTTTGAGGCTCATCTAATTGATTATTGTTAAACCCATTAAGAAGTTTTCCATATTTTGCTAATGGCGTTTTTAATTTTGGGTTTGTATAATTTATTTTCATTTCTTTTTCTATTAATCTAAGGTGATAATATTCCGGAGCATCTTTGATTTTAAGCGGAAATCCATTAGCATTCCATATAATTGGATAACGATAATTTCCAAACAAAACTACTCCTAAGATTTTATCATTAAGAGTATCGCTAATTTCAAATTTATGTCCAGCCGCAACCACTATAGTTTTATTTATAGTATCTGGAGTAATTAAATCGATAATTCTTTTAGAGGTGTTCAATTTTAACTCCATCGTTATCCAAAAATGCTTTAAATAGATATTTTCTATCTTCTTTTTTAACTAAATTTAATTTAATAGCAATTTGAGTTGCAAACTGCCATTTAATAAAGTAATCCGGTTTAGCAGTAATTAAAATATTAAACTCGCCAATTCTAAACGCTACCATGTCGTCATCTGAATATGTTACATCGGCTCCGCATTTAGAATCAACTGTATGCTCTGCTTCCCACTTTTCAATATTATCGACCAATATCATAATATCGATATCATTATACGGTTCTGTTGGACAAATATATTTAGAGCCTGTGTATAATACTTCTTTTGCCTCGACGATTATTTGTTTAATATATTCTGGAAGATCTTCTTGAATCATAATAAATCCTCTAACGAATTGGCTGTAGTTTTATCGTCTCTAATTCCATCAAAAATTGGTAAGAATAATGACTTTTTATCAGAGCCTTTGCTTGAAATAATACAGTTATATTTTACCTGAATGATTTTACCAACATATAATTCTGGGTTATCGCGTTCGCCTTGTTTATGTTTAAAACCGCTACCAACATTCACTTCTAATTGACCGCATGAAGTTTGACAAAGTAATGCACCAAGCATACCATCAAACTGAGTTCCAGGAGTTCCTAAAGTAAACCCAATCACTAACAAATCTACAGGATCTTCCGCTTTGAGCTTTAATTGATACTTGGAGCGTTTTGCTTCCCAGATACCATTAATTGATTTAAGTATTCCTCCTTCTTCTCCACGGTCTAAATTACGTTGATATTTCTCCATTACTTCTTCGCGGGAATTAACGACTTCAGTTTCAACAACTTGTAATCTATTATCAGAAAAATCTTTTAAACTTTCAACAACTTTTAATCGTTCGCTATATGGAATCTGACAAATTTCCATAGAAAAATCTTGATATGGAATCCAATCCCAAACAACAACATACAAGCCTTTTTCTTCTTCAGGAGTAATAGTTCCACGAACAGCTTTGGTTACATAGCCATTTGAAACTTTGCGT